GCCCAGGCGCGCCGCGAGGGCGCCACCGACGGCCAGCACGAGGGCGCCGGGCCCGCCGCGCACCGGGAGGCCACGGGCGGCGGCGACGATGTCCGCGACCCTGACTCCCGCGAGGAGGAGGATGCCTGCGATGCACCCGCCCTGGATCCACTCCGAGGCGGGGCGCACGAACAGCAGCACGCCGCCGAGGATCGCGAGCGCCAGGCCGTCGATGATCGTCGCGAGGGCGCGGGCCCCGAGCGACTCAGGCGCGGGCGACGTGCTCGGCGCCGGCGGCGGGAGTAGCGCGGCGACGCCTGCGAGCAGCGCCTCGTGGGCGACGGGCTTCGCCAGATACGCCCACCCGCGCGGGTCTGCCACGGCCGGGAGCGACTCGGGCGCGCGCCCGCTCACGAGCAGCGTGGGCACGCTCCGCGACGTGAGCGCGGCGTGCAGCGGCGCTGCGTCGCTGTCGAGCGAGAGGTCGAGCACGCACGCCGTGGGCGTCGCGCCCGCGAGCGCCGCGAGAGCTCCCGCGACGGTGTCGGCCTCGGTGACGTCGTGGCCGCTCTCGCGCAGAGGCGAGACGAGTGAGAGGCGGGCGGCTGCGTCGTCGTCGACGACGAGGACGCGGGGGCGGGGTGTGGGGCTCAATCGAGGTCTCCGGGTGCTGGGTAGGCTCACGGGCGCGTTCCTTCGAGGGAAGACGGCCCAGCGCCACGCGACGCCGGGCTCGTCGGGGTGGATCAGATGGTCGAGATGAGGAGGCCGTAGTCCGTCGAGAGGTTGGTGGCGGCGATGCCGGTGAAGGTGAGCGAGTCGCTGCCGCCGCTGCCGACGGTGTAGGCGAGCGAGATGGCGCCCATGCCGCTCGGGTCGGCGCTGCCGTTGTTGTCGGCGAGCTCGCCGCTCACGACGCTTCCGACCAGCACGCTGTTGCCCGACGAGCCGCGGCGCGCGATGAAGGTGATCTCGCGGTAGAGGCTCTTCGCGAGGTCGCTCGTGTTCTTCACCGCGACCCACACCGCCACGCGGCGCAGGCTCGAGGTCGAGAGAGCCGGAAGCGAGATCGTCTCCGGCGTGGCGTCCGTCGTGGTGAGGGTGGCGCGCGAGCCCATCGCACCGAGCGAGCTGGTGAGGCCGAACTGCGTCGCGTTCTGGTAGCCGTTCTGACTCGCGCTCGCGGCCTGAACGTTGAGGCCACCGGCGGCGCGGGTGATGACGCCCGACGAGTCCACCTTCGCGCGGAGCTTGCCGCCGCTGATCTCGAGCCCGGGATCGGTGGCGAGATCGACGGCGATGGAGCCGCCCGAAATGGCGATGCCGTCACCCGCCGTGTAGCTCGCGCCACCCGAAAACTGCGTCCACACGAGGGCGTCGGTGCCCACGACGGCGCCCGACGAGACGACATAGCCGCGGCCCGCGGCGACGGTGCCAGCTTCGACGAAGGTGAAGGCCCCCGCGGCGTTCGAGGCCGCGGCCATGTCGGCGGCGCGCGCCCACGAGCCCGCGGCGGCGACGTAGATGCCGTTCTGCGACGCGGTGCTCTGGTCCTTGACCAGCACGCGGTTGCCCGCGACGACGGACACGCCGTCGATGGTCTGCTCCCCGCTCAGGGTGAGGTTCGCCGTCGAAGCGGCGGCGACGGAGGGCTTCACGTCGAGGCCCGCGGCGACGCTGTCCACGTAGGCCTTCGTTGCCGCGTCGGTGGCGTCGGAGGGCGTGAGGAGGTTGGTGATCTTCTGCGAGTTCACCGAGAGGGACGCGCTCAGCGAGCCCGACGCGGTGCGGAGGTTGGCTTCGCTCTGCGCGCCCGTGGTCACGTCGCTCGTGGTGGCGAGGTTGGTGCCCGACTTCTGGAGGGTGCCTGTGAAGTTGAAGGCCGCGGTGAGGTCGATCTGCGACGAGTCGGCCTTGCCGGTGCTCTGCGGTACCTGGAGTGCTTTGAGGTCTTGAGGCATGGTGTTGGCTCCGTGAAAGGCGCCGCCCTATGCGGCGCGTGGGTGACTAGGGAATCGTCGACCAGTGCCCCGCGGTGGGGGTCGCGGCGTCGCAGCGCGGCACCGACTCGAAGCGCTCCGTGGCCATGCCGGGGCGCGACACGTCGAGGGTGACCGTGTCGGCGTCGATCACATCGGCGACGTGCGCGACGCAGCGTTCGAGGTCTGCGCTCATCGGGCGCGGGAGGTAGTAGAGGACGTGGTCTGCGGGGCTCATCAGAGGGTCTCCACGTCGCAGGAGTCGTACGTCATGGTCACCGTGGAGGGCGGCGCGGACGACTGCGCCATGAGCACGACCACGTCCCACCCGACGGCGTCGAAGGGCGGCGCGGCGAGGATCGCGCCGCACGATCGGAACGCGGTCGAGGCCGGGCGCGCGCCCCCTGTGCCGCGAGCGAACGCGAACGACAACACCCCGCCGCGCACGGTGAGCTGCACCCAGTCATCGCCGTCGTAGAGAGGCACGGACGCGGGCGTGCCGCTCGTGATGCCCGCGGCGCTCACGAAGTTCTGCGAGCCGATCGTGGTGCCCGCAAGGTAGAGGCCGAACTTCGAGGCCGCTGCGCCCGTGCTCTCCAGCAGAATGCACGGCGTCGTGGTCGAGGTCTTGTTGGTGAAGCTCGCGAGCCGGAGCGTCACGCGGAACGCCGTCTTCGTGACGCCCGATGGCATCGGGACACGCACGCGCGGCGCCGTGTACGTGCCGCTCGCGTATCCGGCCGTGGCGCCTGACGCCATCGACAGCGTGACGACGGTCGACGAGGTGATGGTCGCGGTGCCGTTGCCGTTCGTGGCAGTGCCCGTCGTCCAGTCGATCGTGTAGGTGGTGCCGCTCCCAGGCGGTCCTTCGGGGCCTTCCGGCCCTTCGGGGCCCGTCGCGCCCGTGTCGCCCTTCGCAGCCACCACAGCCCAATCCGCGCCCGCCGTCGGTGCGCTGCCGCCGCTCGACACCGACCGCAGCGCGCGCCACGTCGAGCCGCCCGACGTGACCGTGTCGCCGGTCGTGTACGAGGTGCCCACGTCCCACGCGCCCTGCCACGCCAGCGCATCGCCCGACGGACCCGTGTCGCCCTGTTCGCCCTGCGATCCCTTCGCGGCGGCCACGGTCCACGTCGCGCCCTCGCTCGGGGCGCTGCCGCCCGTGACCGATTGCAGCGCGCGCCACGTCGACCCGCCGCTGGTGACGCCGTCGCCCGCGACGTAGGCCGTGCCCACGTCCCATGCGCCGCGCCAGCGCAGGAGGTCGACGCCCATGCGTGTGCGCGCGTCGGCCGCGGAGAGGGCCTCCGGGGCGCCCGCGGCGTCGAGGCCGAGTATCGTTGAGGGCGTAGCGCCGACAGGCAGCAGCGCCGATTTCAGGTCGCGGCTCATCTCAGACCTCCACCGCGAGCAGCTCGCCCGTGACCGCGACCGAGAAGAGCACCTTCACCTGCCCTGTCGCGCTGTTGACGGTGCACGTCGGTGAGAGCGTGCCGCCCTCGGTGCGCACCGCGTCGATGGCGTAGACGCCGCTGCCAGAGTCGTAGACCTGTGCCTCAATGGTGCCGTGCCACCGGCCCGAACCGCTCGACTGCAGCGCGCGCCCGCTGAGGCGCACGTAGGCCGGGAAGCTACCGGGGGTGAGGGTGACCAGCGTCTGCGCGGTGAAGGTGAGCGTCGTACCGCCGCCGCCCGAACCCGCGGCCGGCGCCCATGTGGTGCCGTTCCACGTGAGTGCGTCACCGACGCTCGGTGCGGTGTCGGAGATCTCGCGGCCCTGCAGGTAGCCCGCGTCGGCGAGCGTGCTACCGCCGTCTTCGCCGTCGTAGGTCGCGCCGCCAGGGTCTGCCGCGCGGAGACACTGCAACGCGAAGCTGCGCCCGACCGCGCACCAGGCGCCGCCGTCCCACGCGACCGCGTCGACCGCGGGGGCGTAGGTGCTCACGTCGGAGGGGACGGGCGCGCGCAAGGGGCGCCACGACACGAGGTCGTTCGAAGACCAGAGGTACGGGGCCACCGCAGACGAGGCGATCCACTGCCCCGATGCGTAGCGCAGCGAGGTGATCTGCACCGGCTTGAGCGTCGAGCTCGGCGTGATCGTCGACCACGTCGTGCCGCTGTCGGTGGAGCGATAGAAGTCGCCGACGGTGGTGCCGCTCGTGCGACGCCACGCGATCACCTCGCCGGTAGCGCCGAGGGCGAGCTGCCACGCGGCGGAGGTCGCCGAGACGGTGCTCCGGTACGCGAAGACGTCGCCGTCAGCGCTCGCGTAGACCTGCCCCGACTGCGTCGTGAAGAGGTAGCGGCTGCCGTCGTAGACGGTGCTCCACCCGTCGCCGCTGCGCGCGGTGCCGGTGGTGCCGCCGTAGGTCGCCCAGGTCGCCCCGCCGTCGTCGCTGCGAACGCCGCCCGACGCCGAGATAGCAAAGATGCGCGAGCCGTTCGACGCGAACTCACGCACTGCGCCCGACGACACGCCCGTCGCGAGCGTCCACGCGGTGCCGCTGGTGCCAACGGGGCCCGAGCCCGCGCCCGTGTCGACGGCGCCGTAGTAGAGGTTGCCGGAGTCGTCGCCGAGGATCCACTTCGACCCGATGACGGCGAGCGCCGTGAGGTACGCAGCGCCGCTCGACGGCCCGTTGGTGCGCGCCACCCATTCGGTGCCCGTGCGCGACACGCGAATCGTGGTCGTGCCCGACACCTGCCCGATGGCGACGTAGCGGAACGCCTGCCCCGTCGCGTCTGCGGTGGCCGTGTCGACCGCGAAGCGTCGGTAGGTCTCGGTGTCGAGCTCGGTGCCGTGGCTGTAGCGCGTCCAGTGCTCGACGTTGGGGCCGCGCAGGTAGTCGATCCAGCCGCCGTAGCGGTTGAACTGCCAGTTGAACCACTGCGCCGGAGGGCGCTCCTCGGTGCTGAAGCCCGCCGCGGCCGCGCCGCTGGGAGGCTGTACCATCGTCGAGTCGCTGCCCCAGCGCGGGACCGCGTCGGGCCGTGCTCCTGGCTCCATCACATCACCCCTACGAGCACGCCGCCCGCTGCCTGAGTCGTGTCCGAAAAGCCGCGGCTCGCGTCGGTCTGCACGCGCATCATCGAGGTCGAGAACGCGAACGTGTTGCCCGCGGGAACGTCGATCACCGCGAGGCCGACACCCGCCGCTTTCGCGCGCGCCAGCACCGCGCGCATGATCTCCACCGGGATCGACGTCGACGCGTCGGGCTCAGCGATGAACGCCGCGGGGAAGGTCTCGCGCAGCGTGAACGCATCGGAGCCCACGAGCGCGCGCATGGTCGCGACGACGCCGGGGCCGCGCCCGCCGGAGCGTCGCGCCTCGACGCACCCGCGCAGCACGCGCCGGTACACGGCGTCGGCCATGCCCACCGCGCGCGGCTGCCGCATCAGCCACCCGATCTGGTCGAGCGCGTGCGCCTCGCTGTCGTCGATGCCCAGGCCGTACAGCTCCCACAGGGCGTCTTCGATCTCCTGCGCCTGCGTCGCCCAGGTCGTGGCGATGGCCTCGATCGCGGGGCGGCGGAACTGCGACGCGAGCGCCGCGAGTGCCTCCGCGACGTGGTCAGGGTCGCGCGCCTGACTGGTGATGGCGACGGGCTCGCTCACGATGCGATCACCACCTCGACGCGCGCCGTGGCGAGCGAGAGGGCCTCGCGCGTGCTCGCGAGCAGGTTGGCCTCGAAGAGCGAGCTCGACGCGCGCCCGAGACGCACGCGCGTGCAGTCGGTGACGCCAGTGACGGCGCGCGCCGCCGCGATGATGTCGCTGCGTCGGATGGGCGCGCCCGCGAGCTGCCCCGTGGTGACCGCTGCGACCGCGGCCTTGAGCGCCGCGTCGCCCGCATAGGTCGCAGCGTCGATCTCGACGACAACCTCGGCGTAGGCGTTCACCGTCGTCGGCCTGGTGAAGTAGAGCGTGCGCGTCGCGCCGCCATCGTCGACGACGGTCGCCGACGAGGTGCCGTAGCTCCGAATCCCGAAGGCGCGGCGCGACCACAGGGCCGCGGCAACCGCTGCGTCGGTGCCGCCCTGCACGATGGCCTCGACGCTGTGCGGCGGGAGCCCGCCGCGGTACCGCTCGTCGGTGTCGGTGTCGTTCTCGTCGACGGTCACGACCACGACGCCGTCGACCGCGCGGAGGGCCTCGCGCACCGCGTCGAAGGCGCTGCCCTGCGCGTACAGCTCGTCGTCGCGACGCGCGCGCAGCACCGGGTCGGTCTCGGCCGCGGTGCCCGTGACGGCGTCGCTGGCGTTCGTCACCGAGAGCCAGCCGGTGACGGGCGTAGCGATGGCCGTGATGGTGCCCGCGTTGGCGGCGTAGCTCGCGCCGTTCGAAGTGACGGCGCCAGCGATCTCGGCCTCCGCGGCGACGCTCACCGAGGCCGTCGAGCCGGTCGAGTTCACCGCCGCGGCCTTCGTCACCCATCGGTTCGTGGGCGCGCCGACGACGTGCGCGACGCTGCCCGCGGGGATCGTGCGGCCCGCGGCGACGGAGAGTGTGAGGGTGACGGTGCCCTTCTGCGCGGCCTCGCGCGCGGTGCCCGTGAGCGCGCTCACTGAGTCGAGGGCTGCGAAGCGCGCCGCGCGCGGGTCGCGCGAGTCGTACACGAGCTTCGCGAGCTCCCAGAGGGAGCCCAGGCGCGTGGCGATGGAGCCGTTGAGCTGCCCCGTCGGGCTCTCGGCGCTGGTGTCCCAGTCGGGCCCGAGCGCCGACGACGCGCGCTGAGCGTCGGCGAGCTCGGCGAGCACCTCCGCGGCGGTCTTCACCACGAAGCCCGTGGTCGTAAGGCCCGCCATCAGCCGCCCACCACGAAGTCGGTGATGGTGATGGGCTCGCCCGTCACCGACGTGGCGCGGAACGCCAGCGAGGCGCTACGGCGCGCGCGGTCTTCGGTGAACGCGTAGGCGTCGAGCGTGGCCACGCCGGGTGACGTCGCGATGGCCTGGCGCAGCGTCGCCGACGCGAACGCGCTGATGCCCTTCTCGCCGAGAATGCGCCCGTAGGGGATGCCCACCGTGCGGTCAAAGGGCCACTCGCCCTGCCACAAGCGCAGCCGCACACGGAGCTTCTGCACCGTGGCGTCGAGGCCCTCTGCGATGCCCGGGCGCCCGCCCGAAATCGCAAGGTCGCCGGTCGTCGGGTCGAGGGCGAAGGTCCGCACGCCCGCAGGGTGCGTGCGCGCGCGCGTGAGCCGCTAGCCTATGGTGGCACGCAACCGGGGGACGCTGATACCGTCTCGGCCCATGCGCCTCGCCCTCGCCCTGGTCTTCGCCCTCGCCGCCGCGTGCAGCGCCGATCCGTCGCCCTCACCAGGCGCCGACGCGTCGCCCGAAGCGTCCCAGGTTGATGCCCCGGTAATCGTCGACGTTTCGACCGATGTGAGCCCCGAAGTGTCCCAGGCCGACGCGGGCCCCGATGCCCTCGCCGATGTCCCGCGCGACGCCGCCCCCGACACCTCGTGCACCGCCATGTGTGGCGGGCGATGCGCCGACACGACGCGCGATCCAGCGAACTGCGGCGCGTGCGGCGTCGGGTGCCCCGCGCGCGCCAACGCGATGGGGGCGTGCGCCTCGAGCTCGTGCACGATCGCGTGCCGCGCGGGCTTCGCCGACTGCGACGGGCGCGCCGCCAACGGCTGCGAAGCGGACCTCTCGACGCCCATGTTCTGCGGCTCGTGCGCGACGCTGTGCCGCCCAGGCGTCGCGTGCGCCGCCGGAGCCTGCATGGGCTGCCTGCCGAACATGGGCGACTGCGACGGCCTTGCGGCCAACGGCTGCGAGGCGGACCTGCGCTACGACGCCTTCAACTGCGGCGCCTGCGGGCGCGCGTGCTCTGGCAGTTGCTTCGGGAGCGCCTGCCGCTAGGTCGCCTTCGTCTTCGTCGCGGCCACGGTCGCGGGCCACGACGCTAGCGCCGCCATGATGGCGGCCTTGAAGGTCGCCCCGCCGTCGCCGGGCACCACGGGCGCGGCGTTGATCGCGGTCTTGAGCGCCATGAGCTGCGTCGTGACGAGGTTGGCGAGCGCCACGAGCTCGCCCGCGGCGCCGCCGAGGTGCACCACGCCCGCCGTGTCGACCTCGAGCACCGTCGCGTCGCCCTGGGTGATGCGCAGCGTGCCGTTGGCGAGCAGCGCCACGCGGGCCCCGCTGGCGTCCGACCCGAGCACGAGCCCCGCGCCGCCGGCGGGGGCGTGCGTGAGGGCGCGCTGCTGCACGTAGAGACCGGGGATCGCGACCGCGTGCGCCAGGTGGTGCCGTCGAAGGTCCGCGGGGTTCACCGTCGATCCGTCGCCGGTCACCCACGGGCCAATGTCGGCGCTGTTGAACAGCAACTGCACCGTGTCGCCGGGCTCGAGGCCCATCGCGAGGAACCACGCGCCGACGCGCGGCCAGAGCACCGGAACGCCGGGGATTACCGGGAGGTCTTCGCACGGGGTCGTGCCGTCGGGCTGGGGCACCGGGTGCCGCACGCACGGCACGATGTCGGCGAGCTGCGTCGCCGCGTCGTAGCTCTGCACGCGCCCGGGGAGCGCCGTGAAGGTCTCCAGCGACTGTTGCTGCGCGCGCGCGTCGAGCACGTCGCGGTCCGTGGGGAAGGTCGGTCGCTCCATCGGGCTACTCCTGGTTGGGTGTCGTCGAGATGGCGCTGCCGACGAGCGGCGGGCGCGGCCGGTGGCACGTGAGGGTCGCGCCCCATTCGGCGCCGCCGGTGTCGCCCGCATACGCCGCCTCGGTGATGCGCCACGAGCCCGTTGCGACGGAGCTCTCGACCACGACGAGCTGGCCGGGGGTGAGGCCGGGGATCAACGCGGCCTTCACGGTGATGGTGCGCCGGTTCACGATCTCGGGCGACTCGTACATGCCGGTGTCGGGTGAGAGCAGGATCGCGGTGCGGGCGAGCGAGCCCCCCAGGGGGATCACCTGGAGGTTGCCGTCTTGGATCGACCACGACAGGCCCGCGCTCTCGCACAGCTTCGTGAGCTCACTCGCAGCCGACCCGAAGAGCACGGTGCCCGCGGGGAAGGTGCTCTCGCTCCCGAGCTGCGCGCCGCGCAGGGCCTCGCGCGCGTTGCCGATGCCCACGCCCATGGCGTCGGCGATGGCCTGCACCACGGTGCCCATCGAGGTGCCCGCCGAGAACGAGCGCCCGACGCGCGCCGTTCGAAGCGCGTGCTCGCCGTCGCCCGCTGTGACCTTCACCACCCAGTCGGCGCCCTCGCGCGCGGGAATGGCCTTTCGGAGGTCGCCCCTGAAGATCGTCGAGCGCCCTTCGAGGTAGCCCGCCTGGATCTCGACGAAGGTGCGGCGCCGCGGGGCCGTGGTGATCTCGCGGCGGTGCGCTTCGGTGAGGTTGGAGATGGTCAGCTCGCAGGTGCCCGCGCGCGCCATCAGGGTGCGGGTGACCTTGAAAGCCACCCGCAAATCGCTCACGTCGAGCGAGCCCACCTGCACGCGCCACGAGCGGCCGAAGATCCTCACGCCGCAAGCTCCGCGGCCGTGAAGTAGGCGAGCACGAAGCGCGCGCCCGGGGCGCCGAGGTCGTCGAAGCCCGGGTCGCGGTCGTTCGCGCCGCTCGTGTCGACCACGACGAGCTCGCCCGCGGGGCGCCGCGTGTCGACGACGCCGCGCAGGAGGGACACGCCCACGACGAGCACGAGGCCCGAGACGATGGCGACGCCGTCGAGGTCTGCGACGTCGAGCGACCACACGCCCTCGCGCTGCGACCAGCGGAACGTCAGGAGGTAATCGACGCCGTCGAGCGCCGTGCGCTGCTGCCAGTAGGCTGCGCCCGACGGCGCGCAGGGGATGAACGCGCTCATGGTCTGACTCCCTGCCGCTGGCGCGCTGCGCGATCCTGCGCGGCGGTGACGGGCGCGCCGCCGTCGAGGGCCCGCGCGAGAAGGGAGCGGTCGTCGACGGGTTGCGCGCCCCGTTCGGCCTGCACCTGCAGCCGACGCACAGCCGGGACGGCGACGCGCACGGTGCTCACCACCCGCACGCGCCGGAGCTCGAGCGTGAGCGCCAGCGCGTCGCCGGTGTCGGCGAACTCGTCGACCTTGTACCGGGCGATGGCAAGCGACTCGGTCACGCGCAGCGGGGTCGTGAGGGTGACGAGCACGCCGCCCTCGACGAGCGCGAGCAGCAGCCGGTCACACGCTGCCTTGCGGTCGAAGGTGCCGCTCCACTGTTGCGTGGTGACCTTCTGCCCGCTGGGGAGCACCTTCGACGCCGCGGCGCGGGTCGCGCCCTCGAGCTGCCCCGACGGCACGAGCACCGGGGCGTTGCTGATGATGCCCTCCAACGTGATCGTCGGGTTGAGGGGGCGGATGTGATCGGCCACCGCGGTGCCCGTCTCGACGGGGTGCTCGGTGATGTCGGCCGCGCTCTCGTACCCGCGCGAGGGGGTGCCGTCGATCTCGAGCGACGCCTCAGCGCCGGCCGCGTCGAGCCATGAGAGTAGGACGCTCATTCGTCATCCTCCTGGGGGTGATCGGCGTCGCGTTGCGTCGCATCCTCGCGGCGGATCACCTCGCGCACGCGCCCCGCGATCTGGTCGGCGTCGGTCACGCCGTGAAAGTGCATCACCGGGGCGCTGGTGCGGTTGATGACGCGCGTCGTGCGCTGCGAGACGGAGCCCGGCGCGGCGACCGTGCGCAGCGCGGGCCCCGCGTTGATCGGTGCGAGCGCAGGGCCGGTCATGGCCGCGGTCGACGCGTTCGCGCCCTTCGGCCGTGCTGCGCGCCCTGCGCCCTTCGACGGCCCCGCAGCCTCGTAGCCTTCGCCCGGTGCGAGCGAGGCGCGCGCGCGGTCTGCGGCGTTCCGCTCGCGCGCCGCGTTCTCTTCCATGTGCCGCGCCTCGGTGTCCTCGCTCGACTCCCCGAAGCTGCGCACGGCCTCGACCGCGCGCTCTGCGGCCTCGGCCGTCTCGCGCCACAGATCCCGCACGCCGCGCACCACAGACTCCGTGGTGCCGACGCCGAACATGCGGTCGATGAAGCGGCCGGTGGCGCTGTCGCCGCCCTCCATCATCGTGATGAGGTCATCCATCACCGCGATCACCGCGGCGACGGCTGCCGCAGTCGCGAGCACCGGGGCAATGACCGGGAACCACGCGACCACGAGCCCCGACGCGACCGCGGCGCCCACGAGCCCCAGGGCCACGAGCGCGAGCTGCGTGACGTGCGTGCCCCTGGTGAGGCGCGCCCACAGCCCCGCGAGCTCGGCCCCCTTCTGCGTCACCCACGAGAGCACCGGGAGGAGCGCGACCGCGAGCACCGATCGAAGCGAGTCGCTCGCGACCTTCAAGCGCTCTTGCGCCTGGGTGTACTTCCGCGCGGCCTCCGTCGCCTCCGGGGTGATGCCGCCGCCGAGGTCGGCGAGCTCGTCGCGCAGGGCCGCGATGCCGCCGGGCCCGCTGTGCAGCACGTCCAGCATCCGGCGCCCGCTCGCCCCGAAGAGTTGCTGCGCGACGTGCGCGCGGCGGTAGGGGCTCTCGATGCGCTCGAGCGCAAGGGCCGTGTCGTTGATGAGCTCGCCCGTCGGCCGGATGCGCCCGTTGGCGTCGCGCGCCTGAATGCCCAGCCGACGGAGCATCGACGTCGTGCCGTTGCCCCAGCGCTCGCCCGCGCGAAGCGCCTGGCCGAAGGTCGCGACGCCCGCGCGCATCCGCTCGACGCCTACGCCGCCCTGCACCGCGGCGTGGTCGAGCTCCTGTAGCTGCGTCGTGGTCACCCTCGACTCGCGCGCCGTGTCGCGGAGGGCCTCGGCGTCGGCCGCGAAGGCGTTGGCGAACGCGAACGCGGCGCGGGTCGCGGTGCCCATCACGGCGACCGCGGCGAGGGTCGCGCCCACGAACACCTTGCCCAGCGCCGACGAGCTCATGCCCGTCTTCTGCGCGAGCTTGTCGAGGAGGGGGTTCGTCGCGCGGAGCTTCGTGCCCAGCTTCTCCGAGAGGTACTCGGATGCCCGCTCGGTGGCGTCGGCGAAGGTGTTGATCCCCTTCGACGCCTTCTGCCACGCCGCGTGCTCAGCGCCCGCACTCGACGCCGCGAAGGCCTTGCGGGCGTCGTAGACGGCGCGCTCTTCGTCTGCTGCCTCGTGCAGCGCCGTGACGCGCTCAGCGAGGGTCTTCTTCGTCTTCTTGGCCGCGTCGTCGGTCGCGGCCGTGGTCTTCTTCGTGGTGCCGACGAAGGTCTTGAGGCGGGCTTCGAGCGCGTCGAGCTTCGCGGCGTCGACCTCGAAGCCCAGCTCCATCATCACGCTGCGGAGGGCTTCGCTGCTCATCGTCGCTCCTGCTCTGCTCTCGCTCGCTCGCGCGCCTCGTCGAGGCTGTCGAGCACCGTGTTCGCGTCGACCACGTCAGCGAGGCTCCATTCGGTCGAGATCGTGTGCAGCGAATCGCTGAAGTCGCCGCTCGTCGCCACCCGCCACACCGGCCACGCGATGTGACCGGGGATCGTCAGCCGCGCGCCGCCGGAGGGGCGTCGAGCTGCGCCTTGAGCATCTCGCCCAAAGGGCCGTACGTCACCTCTGCCGCGAACCGAAGCCACGCGAAGAGGGCCACGATGCGCCCCTGGAAGTGCGTCTCGAAGACCTGGGAGAGCTGCAGCACCTTGCCCTCGCCGACGTGCGCGCGCGTGACCTTCGCGAGCTCGCTGCACACGAACGCCAGCACCTCCTCGTCGAGGCCCGAGAGCCCGCCCGCGAGCATCGCGCCGAGGGAGCCCGCGGCCTCGCGCAGCGACGCCACCGACTCGAAGCCGGGCGCCGCCATGCGCAGCACGCGCGCCAGCACCTTGAGGCTCATGCCCGACGCGAGCGGGAGCACCTCGTAGGTGACGCCGTCGATCTCCCTCTGCTGTGCCTGCGCGGCGAGCATCAGGTGCCCACCGCACGCACGAGCCGGTCGGTTTTGAGCGTCCACTCGCGCTCGCCCGCCTCGGCGCCGTAGTCATTGTCGGGTGCCTTCTCGATCCAGCACCGTGCGGCCGACTCGCGCAGCCCGCCGCCGTTGAGGTCGCGGATCTCGAAAGCCATGATGTCGTTGCCGTTCACCGAGGCCCGCGCCGCGGCGTAGAGCTCGGTGAGCAGCGCGTGTGCGGGCGACGTCTGCATGACGGTGAGCGTGATCGTCGCCGACTCGTTGTTGATCTTCGAGCGCACCACGGGCCCGTCGGCCGTGGGGGTCGTCTTGAACATCTCGCTCTCGAAGGCGGTCGAGACGAACTTGCCCGCGGCGCGGCCTCCGTCGATCGCGCGGCCACCGAGGGCGACTGAGACTGCGTTGCTGTCGTACGGCTGGAGTGCAGGCATGGGGTGGGGCTCCTATCAGACGGCGACGCGGCCGCGAATGACGATGGTGTTGATCGAACCGGCGAGGGTCGCCTGGAACGTGACGCCGGGGAGGTTGCGCGCGGCCTTGTTGGCGCTGCTCACGGCGCTCGCGAGGGGGGCCGTTGCCGTCGGGGCAGGGCTCGCGGCGAACACGCCCGCCTCGACGCTCTCGGTGTTCTGCGCGCGCACCTCGGCGAGGAGGAGCGCGATGCCGCCGTCGGTGAAGGGCACCTTGTCGTTGGCCACCTGCACCGCGAGCTGGCGCGTCTTGAGGCGCGACG